CAACTACACCAATCCAAGGTGTAATTAATAATGTTCTCTCTCAAGGAGAGAGTAGAGCATTAACAGATCGTAACATCTCGGTGAACACCGTGAAAAAATATGGTGTTACCGCCAAATTAAATAAACATTTCTATCCCTACTTTGATAAGGATAGTTGTCATGTAGCCAATAAGGTACGTCAAAATAATCCTAAGAATTTCTTTACCGAAGGTAACCTTAGTTCAGGACAATTGTTTGGACAGCATTTATTTCCACCATCTAGTGCTAAATATATTACAGTATGCGAAGGAGAGATAGATGCTATGTCTGTCTTTGAGTTATCTGGTTCAAAGTATCCTTGTGTTTCTATCAAATCTGGTGCAGCTAGTGCTGTACGTGATTGTAAGACCAACCTTGAATACCTTAACTCTTTTGATAATATTATCCTATGTTTTGATAATGATGATGCTGGACGTAAAGCAAGTGCTGGTGTAGCAGAATTATTTGAACCACAGAAAGCTAAGATTGTTAAGCTAGATTTTAAAGATGCTAACGAGTACCTAAGGGTAGGTAAACGTGAGGATTTTACAAGAGCTTGGTGGTCTGCCGCACCCTATACCCCAGCCGGTATCATAAACCTACGTGATATAGGATCACAGTTATACGAAGAAGACTTTTGTGATACTTGCCTTTACCCTTGGGAAGGGCTTAATGAAAAGCTTTATGGTATGCGTACTGGTGAACTGGTCTGCTTTACCAGTGGTTCTGGTATGGGTAAATCCAGTATCATCAGAGAACTGATGCACCATATCCTTAAAACTACAAAGGATAACATAGGTATCCTTGCACTAGAAGAGAACGTTAAGAACACGGCCTTTAATATTATGTCAGTAGAAGCTAATGCTAGATTATATATTAAAGAAATCCGTGAACAGTTTAACCGTGAGCAATTAAACCAGTGGGAGAAGGATACTCTAGGTACTGGTAGGCTATTTGCTTTCGATCACTTTGGCTCTGTATCTAATGACGAGATACTTGGTAGAGTTAGGTACATGGCTAGGGCATTGGACTGTAAGTGGATCATGTTAGATCACCTATCTATTCTAGTGTCTGGTCAAGAGGACTTTGGTGATGAGCGTAAGTCTATTGATGTTCTCATGACTAAGCTACGCTCTCTCGTAGAAGAGACAGGCATAGGGCTACTCTTAGTGTCTCACTTACGTAGGCGTGGAGGTGATAAAGGCTTTGAAGAAGGCAAAGAAGTGACGCTCTCTCATCTGAGAGGGTCAGCTAGTATAGGCCACCTATCTGATGCAGTGATAGCTTTGGAAAGAAACCAACAGAGTGAGGACGAGACTGAAGCTAATACAACGATGATTAGGATACTCAAGAATAGGTATACAGGTGACACGGGAGTAGCGGCTCACCTATACTATGACAAAGATACAGGACGTATGTCTTCTATTGAAAATCCTTTCGATGCTGAACGTGAACACACAGAAGAGGGAGATATTAATGACATACCCTTTGAAATCTAAACGTAAACGCTTTGATCCTGTTGCATATAAACAATCAGATAACAAAGCTAAAGAGTGTATAACCAAATATCTAACATCACGAGGTCATACTGTTCTTGATACAAAAGAAAACTTTGGGGTGGATTTAGTGTCCACCCTTAAGGATACAGTATACAACCATGAAGTTGAAATGAAACATATGTGGGAGTATGGTTGGCCTAGTGCGTGGAAGGATATTAATATTCCCTTTAGAAAGAACAGGTTAATAGTTCAAGTCTTTAATGCTGATCCTAATGCTAACTTCCATTTCTATATTATCAGATGGGATTGTAAGGTAGCATGGAAGATGGATGCTATTATAGTTAAACACTCACCTGTAGTTGAGGTGCCTAACCGTGCTGTAAAAGAAGGAGAATACTTCTTTAAAGTACCAGTAGATAAGGCTGAGCTTATTACTTTGGAAAAGTGATTATGCCATACAAAAATAAAGATAAACAACGAGAGTTCCAAATGGAACATTATTATAAACATCATAAGCATTATCGAAAGTTACAAAATACAGCGAGAACAAAGCGTAGGCATAAATCTAAATGGGCTTTAATAAAATACAAAGGAGATAAATGTGAACACTGTAAAGTTTCTTTCACATGGCCCGGTGTATATGAATTTCACCATACCGATCCTAGTGAAAAAGATTTCTCAATTAGTGATGCATTAGATAGAAACATAGGAGCATTGTCTAAACATCCAGAAATATTAGAAGAGTTAGACAAATGTTTAATGCTCTGTGCTAATTGTCACCGCATAGAACACGCTAGACTTAGAGGAGATTTAGATGAGTAATAATCAAAAGCATCGGGATGGTTTTGCATGTAAACTTAAGGCTATGGATTGGTTTGTATCTAAAGGATATTGGATCTTTGATGAGACTAATCAAGGTCCGATTGATTTCATTGCTGTAAATATAGAAGGAGATATACAATTTGTTGAGTGTAAGAAGTTAGCTATACGTCAGGGAGAATGGAAACCTGGAACAAGAATTAATAGGATCTTATCTGATAAACAAAAACAATTAAATAAAAACTTTAAAGGAAAACAAATCCCTCCAATTAAATTATTATATGTTAATCAAGATACAGGAGAAGTACATGAGCAAAGGAGTTGTACTTGACATAGAGACTGATGCTCTTGATGCTACACAGATACACTGTATGGTAGCCAGAGATGTTAAGACTGATGAGGTCACAGAGTTTATACAAGAAGAATGTTACACTAAGTTTCCTCAGTGGTCTAAGTCTATAGATAAATTCTATATGCATAATGGTATATCTTTTGATGGAAGGATTATTAATAAACTAACTGACGCTGATCTCCCAATGGATAATATAATTGATACGCTTATTCTATCTCAATTATTTAATCCTATCAGAGATAAAGGACACTCATTAGCAGCATGGGGAGATAGGTTAGGGTTTCCTAAAGATCCTCCACCTCAAGATTTCTCTTTATATACTGACCATATGTTACAGTATTGTAATCGGGATGTGGATGTTACCTTTAAATTATTAAAGCGTCTAGTAAGTGAAGGCTCTGAGTTCTCCTCTAAATCTATTAAGCTAGAACATAAGATCAGAGAACTTATAAACCAACAAGAAGATGATGGTTTTTATCTAGATGAACAACAGGCTATGACTCTAATGAATAGATTTCAAGATGAGTGTAGTGAATTGGATAAACAATTAGAGGAATCATTCCCCACTACCGTTACCAAAAGGTTTCATAAGACAACAGGTAGACCTTTATTAGATCACATAGATAAATTTAATCCATCTTCTCGTCAACAAATAGCAGAGAAACTTATGGCAAAGGGATGGATACCTCAACTAAAAACAGATAAGGGAAATATAATAGTTAGTGATGAGATATTATCAACGTTAGATATTCCCGAAGCAAAAGTCATAGCAAGGTATCTCCTATTAGAAAAGAGAGTATCACAGATTAAACAATGGATTGCAGCCGTAGATAATTACGGAAGGGTTCATGGTAGAGTTATGACATTAAAGACTATAACAGGACGCATGGCTCATAACACTCCTAACATGGCTCAAGTACCAGCCGTCTACTCACCTTATGGAAAGGAGTGTCGGTCATGTTGGACGGTATCTGATCCAGATAACTATAGTCTTGTAGGTACGGATGCCTCTGGCTTAGAGATACGAGCACTCGCCCATTACATGGGAGATAAAGATTATATCAAAGAAGTTATTGAAGGTGATATCCATACAGCCAATCAGAAGATGGCTAACCTAGCTACCAGAGATCAAGCAAAGACCTTCTTATATGCCTTAATTTATGGGGCTGGTGCAGAGAAGATAGGTAAGGTAGCTGGTGTTAGGTCTAGTGATGGACAGAAGTTAATAGATAACTTTTTACGTAATGTTCCTGCACTAAAACAATTAAGATCAAGGATTGATATAGCTGCTAAAAAGAAAATAATTCCTGGCATAGATGGAAGAAAGCTTCATGTAAGAAGTTTTCATAGTGCTTTGAATACCCTTATTCAAGGGGCAGGTGCTGTTATCTGTAAGCAATGGCTGGTTCAGATGATGGAACATGCAAAGGATCTTGATGTAAGGTTAGTGGCATCTATCCACGATGAGTACCAGTTTGAGGTACATAACAAAGATGTTAAAGAGTTCTGTTCCATAACTAAGAAGGCTATGAAAGAGACTCAAGAAATATTAAATGTAAAATGCCCACTCGACAATGAGTTTAAGGTCGGCACTACATGGGCTGATACCCATTAACATATATCTCTTAGTAGTGTAACGTAGTGTAACTACTTAGAGATATATGATTTATGAAAGGAGGCAAAATAACGCTTGACAAATCCGATTGAATTTGATATCCTGTAATCATCAACCAAACCTTTATGAAGGAGATATATAAATGAGTAAAGTAATGTCAGGTACAGCTTATTGGGCATCTGTTATAACCCCTAACACCAAGTTCGATGCTGATGGTGTCTGGACTATTGATGTTGGGAACTTAGATGATCTCAATAAGAAGAAGGCTCAGAAGGATGGGCTTACGATTAAGAATAAGGGTGACGAGAAGGAAGACTTTGTTACGTTCAAACGTAAGGTACGTAACGCTAAAGGCAACCTTAATCGCCAGCCCAACGTAGTGGATGCTAACAAGCGTCTGATTACGGAGACTATGATTGGTAATGGTTCAAAGGTTAATGTTTTGTATGAACCCTTTGAGTGGAATTTCGGTGGGAAGACTGGCGTTTCTGCCGATTTACGTGCGGTACAAGTGACCGAATTAGTACCGTACACAACCGAAGAGGACGATGCTTTCGCTGTTGTCCCTGACGGTTTTACTTCCGATGAAGCTGAAGACATCCCCTTTTCAGCTTAACCTTTAACTAGGAGGGGGAGAGTGTATGTGTGTATTACGCTCTCCCCATTTTTATTATGAAAAAAATTAGTTCTCTTATTAAAGACATCTATAATCTTTTTAAAGAAGATAAGGGGTGTAAGCTATCTGAAAAGAATCGTAATGAAATTATAGATCATTGCGTAGAGAATATCAGACAGCAACTTACTGTATCTATTATGGGAAAGGATAAAGAAAGAAGTAGACTAAGAATGTCTAATGTAGGATACCCAGATAGACAACTGTGGTATCAATTTCAGGATACGGAACGTGAGGAACTCAAAGATATTGATCCAATAAAGTTTTTGTATGGGCATATCATTGAGGAATTAATCTTTTGCTTTGCTGAATTAGCTGGACATACAATAACAGATAGGCAAAAGGAAACTAAATTAGGAGGCATCAGTGGACATATTGATGGACATATTGATGGTGTCTTAGTCGATGTTAAATCTGCCTCCCCTATGGGCTTTAGAAAGTTTAAGGATAGGACACTCTACAGTGACGATCCCTTTGGTTATATTGATCAGCTATCGTCATATGCTACAGCCGAAAAGGAAGATAGGGCTGGCTTTCTGGTAATGAATAAATTAAGTGGTGAACTATGTTGGATGTCCCTAGATGAATTAGAGATAACAAATACAGAAGATCGTATTGAATATCTCAAAGGGATGGTTAAGTCTAATGATCCACCAGAAAGATGTTATAGTGATATACCGGATGGTAAGTCTGGTAATTATAAACTAAATGTGAATTGTTTCTATTGTTCTTATAAAAAGAAATGTTGGGCTGATGTTAACGGTGGTGCAGGACTACGAGTCTTTAATTATAAGAAAGGGCCAGTGTACCTAACCCGTGTTAGCCGTACTCCTGATGTTCCAGAAATAGGAATGTAACTATGAAGACATCTTCAGCTAAAGCTAAAGGACGTAAGTTACAAGATTGGGTTAAGAAAAAACTCATAGAATATTTAGATGAAGAGCATACCCATGATCTCAATGAAGAGATTACTACAGCTATTATGGGAGAGAACGGGGCAGATGTAAAGCTTAGTAGCGTTTGTGAACATCTGTTCCCCTTCTCAATTGAGTGTAAGAACCAAGAAAAGTTTCATGGGATTTATAATATGGTTGACCAAGCTACCAACCATAGTAGACTACCACCATTAGTATTTATTAAAATGAATAGGAGAAAGCCATTAGTCATATTAGAAGCTGACCAATTTCTAGAAGATTATTTTTATTATGAAGAAAAAAATACGTAACACATCCAACCTTAAATTAAATTTACTTTTTAATTTAGAAAAGAAACTACACAAGGAGAGGCCAGAACAATGCCTCTTCATTGCCGTTGTGTTACAGGCATTGTTAGATGCAAGCAAACCTGAGTTAAAGGATGAGGAATATGAAATTACATATGAGAGAGAAAGGGCAACGGCTTGGTTCTTTGCAAGCGTGGGTGTAACATGCAGCGATTTCCTAACAGTATGCGATCACGCTGGCGTAGACTCTTCAGATACAAGAGTGTTTGCCCGTCAACTATTAAAATCCAACAAGAGAGC